GCCGGGGATAGCTGCTAAGCCACCTGCACCCAATGCTTCTAACGCAATTCGACCAGGGCCTTTTTTGTCGACCTGGTCATTTACTACGTTACCAAGAACAGAACCACCAGCACCAATGGCGGCGCCACCAAGGGCGCCAATCAAAGGAGCATACTTACCAGCAAGAGCCCCAGACAGTTGCTCACCTGCTTGCCTTATTCTGTTACCCATCTGACCCATCATTGCCTTACTCCATCACAAACAGTTTGTTTGCAACAGTGCCAGGCTGAGCTTGATTCAGAAGGCGCCAAGCATTTTGGGGATCACGTGCCATTGCTTCGTTGAAACCACCCCAGAAGTTTTGAGGTTGTTGGGGAGCAGAAGCAGCGGGGGGAGCAGGGAAGTTCCCATAGCTGGGGTTCACTTGCTCAGTGCGATAACCGGGAGTTTCCAATTGGGACTCACTTTCATATACGGGATAAGGACCTTCTGGACCGAAGAACTTCAGGGTGTAGTCACTCAGTACATCAGGGTTAGTGAGGATTTCGTTATAGGCGAGATTCTCTTGATGCTCATTCACACTGAATTGAGCATAACCAGTAATAACATCCTGGGCTTTTTGGCCCCAGTTAACAGCACTATCCAGCATTGTTTCAAGCTGGAGAGCATAGTTATTTAGGACGGCTGGTGCCTCTACCCCGAACGCGTCGATCACCTGGCGGCTTTCGTTGCTCAGGTTGAGGTAGTCCGCTACTTCTGCTAGTGAGGGACTCGAAGAAGTTTGGGAATAATTGGGCGAGGATACCTGGTTGGGATACGAGGTCTGCGTCTCCCAGTTGGGCGTAGGCTGGGCGCTGGGTACTTGGCCGTAATTGGCCGGGGCGTACTGTGTCGTCGGTGCCGAGGGTTGACCCTGGAACGGGGATTGGACTGGTGCGCTCAGCAGTCCCACTACTTTGTTGAACGCCGATTCCCATGGGCTGCTCTGGGGTGCCGCCGGTTGGGATTGGGGGGCGTACTGAGTAGGGCTTGATTGGTAACTGGTAGTCACCTGAGGAACCGCTTGGGGGTAGCTGGTACCCACCTGGTAATTGATCGGTCCCTGGTAAGCCGGTGCCGGAGCTTGAGGAGCCGGTACCGCCACGTAGCTGCTTGGAGCTACTGCTGCCTGTACTGGGCTCATCTGTGGGATCGATTGGACGGTAGCGTCCTGCATAACTCATCTCCTTTTGTAATGCTTCTAATGTGCGATACAGATAAGGTGTGAGGTCGAGACGAGGGTCTGCGGCCATCGGTAAATCTGGTGATTGTGGATGAGGGGTCTGCATCATGCCCCCCACCAACTTGGCAAATTGAGAGTATGCACTCTGCAATTCACCCACCATTCTGAACGGGAACCCCGATAACATCGCGGCCCGCTCCTCATCCGTTTTTGACGGGAAGAGGTACTTCAGTGCTTCAATACTATCAACACCTAACTCTTGGAGGTTACGTACCACAATAGAATTGTTTAGAACATCTTGTGTTGAATCTTCATAAACAGGTCCTAACCAACGCCATTGTATTGTAATATCGCCATCTGGTACCAGGCCAAGAACACCTTGTGGAATTTGTTGTGTCTTAAGACATGCCATCATGAACTGCTTTACTTTTTCCTCAAAACCTTCCATTGCGGCATCATAAAGGCGACGTTCATCAGGAGGAGTTTCTTCGGTAGGCTCTATTGGTTTTTCAATTCCTGCAGCTGCGGCTAGTGTTTCACGGAACAAACGTTCTTCTTGGTAAATAATAATTTCTAAACAACGAGAAATCCCATAAGTGTAAATAGCATTTGCTTTTTTCTTAGATGTTGCTGACACACGACCAAACAATGACTTGTATTCAGTAGCTGTTACGCCTGCAGAGATGGATAGTTCATCTACACCACCAAGAGCAGTACGTATTTCTTCTCGATATTGGCGAGCAAAGTTATTTTGGTCGCCAGTGATAGCATCTGGAACAATATAACCGACTCGATCATTGGGTTCCAGGTTGGCAATCACCCGTGGCACCCGAATTTGACCGTCCATACCCCTGGAAAGGGGATCAGACTTAAATCTTGACTGACTTAACGCGCCCATCCCGGTAAAACCGGAGTTTGCTGCAATAGACGGACGTTGTACTACGGTATCAGACCCTGATTCCATCAAATCTGTCTTGGGTCTGGAGGAAAGAAGGGTTGGATTGCCAAAAAATTGCACATTCTTGCGCATCGTACGTACCATTTCATCATGCGTGACAATATGGTTGGCTAATGCGTCAAATTCTCCAACACCTTCATTAGAGAAACCCTTAGGATTGTTAAAAATTTCAACACAAGGTATAAAACCTAGTGTATTTTTTAAACTTTGAGTGCGCCCAGGTACTGCATAGTTGGGCATTTCAAAAGACATTTCTCCTTCGCTGTGAGTTTCTTCAATTGTCTTAGCTTTAATTGACAAACGAATGTAACGCTTGGCTCCTTGAGGCCCAGTAATTGAAGATCCTGTGATATTTGTTACACTTATGCCATCACTAAAGCCTGTCCCCTGCCTTACTTTGTAGCTATAGATGATAACAACTTCTTCTAGCTCACCATCAACACCATAAAAGGAGCGATATTCATGTTCACGGAAGTAATAGAGCCTGTAATTAGATTCAGTTGGACGGATATAAAACAGACCTTGACCATCGCAGAGAAAATACTCCCAGATTGAATCCAGGCGTGTATCCATCCTGTTGTATTTAAGTACTCGGTCTATAAAATCTTTGCGTTGATTACCAAAATTATCCTGAGCAGGAAAAAATTCTACCCCTTGGCGGATGCCAAAGAGTTTCATCTGTGCTACGTGGGACGCAACAATGCCCGTATCAATATTTGCTCCACCGTCTTTTTCAAGGTAGGAGTCAACAATTTCTTTAAGTCGGGCTTTGGCGTCCATATTTTATTTTAAAATATTCTTTTACAAATACTAGCAGATACTAGGAGACATACTTGCCGCCATAACCTTGCAGCTCTTGACCATACTGAGGACCAAGGAAAAAACCTGCGTTACCCATGGGTGCCATGCCGCCCATCGAAGCCAAGGGTAATTGTGGCCCAGCTCCGGGCATGAGGCCTCTCTTTTTCAACTCTTCATTCAATTGTTGATTTTGTTGTGTGCCACCCTCGTATAGACGCTTTAACTGTTCTCCTAAACGCCCTCCAAGAGCACCAGGACTTTTGTTTATATCAAAACTAAGACCAGCAAGAAGATTACCTGGCGCACCTGGGACGTTCTCATATCCGCTTAAATTCATTTATTTACTCCTTAGTTCATTCATTCTATCAACCCTTACTCTTCTATTACCTCATATCGATCTGAATCATTAAGTTTTGATAAAACAACCCCATTGCCTTTGAGCTTCCACTCAAGAATATCTCCGACTTCCCAGCCGAGTTCTTCTATTACGTCATCTGGGAATTGGATAAAAAGATCACCGTTGTCGTCCTCTTGGATCTCTAGGGTGTAGTCCATTTTGCTTATAGCCTTTCAATAAGCTTATCAAGCTTATTGTTAATCTGTTTAAAATTGTCTTGCATTTGTTGGATTTCTCTTAGAAAATCAACCTTGAGTACGTACTCGATGGGCAGTCGGTGATGCATGGAATTGATGCTGGCGTCTGTGTTGTCCATCCGTTTTTCTACACGAAGGATGCGTTCATGAAAACGACTCAACAATTTATTCGTTGCCCACCCAGCACCAGTAAGCGCAGGCACAGCAAAGCTGATCATTAACAGCAAGTACTCTGGTCCCACGGCGTTATGCAATGCTTTCTGTTACTATTCTAATGTCAGTAATCAAATTGCAGCTTACCTTTTTTGGTGAGTCCGTTTACTAACCAAACCAACGCATCGACACAGTCATCATGGCCACTTACTCCGAAGTTTGTGAGTTCCTCGAAGAGATTAGTGAAGTTCCTGAAACGGTTGAAGATGATCTTTCGTTCTTCAAACATACCAATAATTCCTCTGAATCGTGCCAACTTATCTGCACGGAACCCTTTGACCGGATGCCACAAGAGGTTGTGAAGACCTTCGTCATTAAGGCAAATCCTCTTGAAGTCAGCTTCGAGTGAGGCCTGGTACTGAACAGCTTCTGACCAAATGTCACAAGTTGCGTAGGTAGGAAAATAATTATTGTTATCATCTTTACCAATAATTGACCAATCATTAAGCAATTCTTTTAATGCATCTAATTTCTCTAGGTTGCCCATGACACGCATCCGGCGGTAGTCAATGATGTGTATACGGTCATCAATGCGTCCACCAAGAATCATTACTGTGTAGTCATTCTTTTCTTTGATGCCAGCAGATAGATCAACACCAACACCAAGCGTATCAAATTCAGTTGCAATTTCTGCTTTAACTATCAGCTCTGGTGCCAGGGACAGCTCACCCTGTCTGACGATCTGATTCATGTACTGAAAAGAAAAAGCAACTGGTGCTTGCCGTTTCTTCTCTTTTAGGTATTCCAGTGACCACATCTCTGGCCAATAGGAAAGCTCATCGCCTGTTTTTGGATCTTGTTGAATTGCAGATAATACAATCTGTTGCCAGTTATTCTGTTCATTAAATGTAGTGGCATGTATATCATCATGTCTAAATCTGGTACCAAGACAGATTGCTCTTCCACCTTCAAACATAGTTGGTGAAATAACTGCATTCCAGTTATCTTGCATGGACTTACGTATATCAGGATTAGATATATCTGTCGCAGATTTGATACAATCGTCTATTAAACAATTCAAGACATTTAAGCCATTTGCAATGAAATTATGACTGCTATGACTGACTTCTAGGTCATAGACAAACTCCTCTCTTTCGCTAAGGAAGTCAACTCTGGAAATGGTGACGGCCTCCCAGCTTTGTCCGTTATTTGATGGTGTGCTACATGGCACTGCCTGCACAACGTGATTAAATTTTGCGGGATATTGTTTGAGGGGTTGTGATCGATGTGGTGAACACAAAGATTGGTCCTCAGTTGTCCGCCGTTTAATAATTGCTTTTGTTCCGAGGTGTTGCAACCAACACAAATTGAGCAGTCTCTTGCAAGAATTAACAAACGCAATTTTTTCCATTTGCCAGCCCGACAACCATGTCTGTAATTTGCGTTGCCAGTTCCTTGCATTTTGTTTGCATGCATAGAATCTGCGCACTTTTTTGAACAACACTGTGACAAGTGACTCTGAGGTTGAAATAGTTTGCCACAATGCCGACAAGGTTTTTTTGTTAGTGTTATTCTTTTTTGTCCACTGCAGGAATGGCTGCAGCAAATTGTTTGAGGCTTTTTGTAAAGACGCTGTGTTAAACGATTTGAAACTATTGAAAATTGCTGTTGACAGACTGGGCATTGGAGTTGGACCACAAACCCTCCTGTTCCCTTGTGACACGTAGTGCAAATTCTCTGTGTTTGTTTCTTGGGTCCCTGACAACTTAGGCAATGTGTCAACTTGTCTCCAGTCGGATAATCCGACAATGGTTTCCCCCGGACTAAAATCTCCTGCCCTTTTTTGCCTTCCGTCCGCCGTAATGAAAGGGTGTTCGGGAGTGCATTGAATTTTATTTCCACATTCTGTTTCAATGCTAACAATTCCTTTGGTATTACGTTTTGTAACTGCGGCCACGTTGCTCCACTCAACTTGATCTGTGGTGTGATTTCTGGTAGCAATTTGGTAGACGGCAGGATTTGCATAAATAGTGGCAATTGGAACGTTGCCATGATTTGTCAATACCAATGTATCACCTATTAAGCAAAGGTGTGATCGCTTGGATGTCACTGAACCTTTTAAGCCTGCAGCACATAAGGTGAACATTTCATCACCGATGCTTTCAATGCCAGCAAATTTATGGTCCACTGACCAGTACTCATTACTTGTTACATTCTTAAGAAGTCTTACGGCAGGAAATACTTCTTGATATTTACGGCTTTCAATAATACGTTTAATGGCAGCAGACTTAGGACGCGCAATTTCAACCGTATATGACAAGTACAGAATTTGTAGAGGCATCTTGGCAGTTGTATGTACACCAATAGCCCATGCGGTAAACAAACCCAGGGTGGTCGACTTACTTGAACCGCGAGGTCCCAGGAGGTCTATGTTGGGGCCTGCAATTCCTTTCAGGCATACACTATCCTCACCCGTCACAAAGTGCCTGTGCCAGTCCTTGTGGTGGGCAGCTGGAGGTTTATTAGCTACGTACTCACAAAAGAAACTAAAATCTTCTCTAGCTCTTTTTGCTAGCTCCAGGTTATCAGCTGGTTTTATTGTGTAATTCTTTGCAGCAGCCCTTGCATTACGGCGATACGCCAGATGTAAATATGAGGGCATAACCAGATTCAACTAAGTTAAATATAGCCTATCACTTAGCTTTTTGTTGTTTATAGCTACGTGCTTTCTCTAGTGCAGCCTTACGTTTAGTCTTATCATCCATATCTGAACCGTCTTTGTTCTTTGCCTCTTTCTTCTTGAAGACCTCAAGAACTTCAGGAGGCATCTTCTTCTTAGACATTTTATCGGGCACCTGATACGCGACGTTGCAATTCTTGTGCATCCTCATCTGAGAAACGTGAGGACCGTCCAGGACCCATCATCATGCCGCCACGCAACTGTGGTCGTCCGCTACCAAGATTACCTCCCCTGTTTTCAGTTGCACGTAAACGCGCATCTTCTGCCATGTTTTGATAATCAGGTTCTAGCCCTGGGCGATAACCCCCTGGAGCACCCATACCACCAACAGGAGATTCGTTCTGATGACGTGACATATTTTCCATACCTTGTTGCGCACGTTGACGCATCAGGGCTTCTTGCATGGCTTTATCACCAGCGGCTTGTACACCACCCTGGCCAGCAATTCGCGTGTTACCTGCTCCCATGACTATTTCCCCTTCATGGCACGAAGACGATCCATCTTAGCTTTCATGTCTTCTTTACCACCTTTAGCGGGAGGATTGGGGGGCACAGCCTTTTTACCAGCTTTTGCATCAGCAGGCATTGGCTTCTTGCCAGCCTTAGCATCTTTCTTGGGGGGAACTTTACCGGCCATGTGTTTGCCTTATTGATAGAACTATTTTAAACCATTATTCTTCTAATTGCATTCTTGCCCATACACTCATTGCAGCTTCTTTTAAAGGACCTTCGATTGGGTCATCTTTAAATATAAAAGCTAACTCACGAATAGCGCGGTCTGCACCAGCCATCAATAAGCCTTTCCTATCTTTATTAGCAGTGAACTGCTCTACTTGATTTATGGTGCCACGGAGTTCTTTTTCCATGGCAGCAATTCTTGCTACACCACTGTCTCGCTTAACGCCGTAATTCTCGATATCCTCACGAAGAAGACGTATGTCCTCTTTCATGTGTTCAATTTCATCCAACAGTATACGCCTGTGATCAGGCTTTGGGTACTTAAGAGTTACCCATTCCTCACACGCAGTAATGCTGCCTAGATAGCCAAGGAACCGAGCATAGAGAAAACATTCAATAGTTGAATAGTTCTCTGAGCAAAACGAACAAAAGGACTCGTGCGTACCAGGATCTAATCCTTCAGCCCACGCATCAAAGACTTCAGTATTTGTAAGCTCCACGGGCCTGGGCATAATCCCTGGCTTCGTCGCTTTGACTGAACTCTTGCTTTTGTGAGGCTCCTGCACGTTCTTCAGTTGCTTGTTTTCCAATGGTTTCTCGTTGTTCTTTTCCGGTATCTTCTAATTTTTTCTTGGAAAACTCGTAGGCAACACCAGCTGCTTGGCGATATTTATCAATATCAAACCAGTCATCTACATTAGCTGAATCCAATGGATCCGTTGCTGTTGTTGTGGTGTCCGCCATTTGATTACCTAGAAAAAAACTAGTAGCTTATCAGAAGTTACCCATCATGCCAGCAAGGCCTTGCGCAAAAATGTCACGACGTGATTCAACAGACTTTTGACGTTGCTGACCCTTTTTAGAAGCCTCAAGCCTAGAAAGAAGCTGATCAAAATTGTTGATATTAAAATAATTGTCGGTGTTTTCTTCCAGTCCAGAGGCGTCTCGACCTTCGCGTTGGCCAAACTCTTCATAATGCCGTTTACCTGCGTCAGCATCTTGGCCAAAAGCGGCCTTTAAATCTGGATATCTATTTATATAGGCAAGATAATCATTAGCCATAATTTACAACTTTTTGCACTACATCATTATAACAAAGATATATCTAATTAAAGTTGAAGCTTCCTACAAGTCCTTTATAAATATCTTTCGTTAATCAAATTTTAAAAGTTGCTCATCATAGAAGCAAGACCTTGACCGAAAATGTCACGACGTCCTTCAACGGACTTCTGACGTTGTTGACGACCTTTAGATGCTTCAAGACGATTTAAAAGCTGCTCAAAACGATTAATGTCAAAATCACTTGCGCTATCCTGACCAGATGAAGCTGTCATTTTTAAAATTACTTTACACTAAATAATTATAACAAAGATATCTTCAATTAAAACTAAAACTTCCTATGAGAGCTTTATACATATCGCCTGCTGATCCAATCTTAGCCACATCCGTTGCTCCTTTATTTTTTAACTTCTGTGTTTCTTTATCAATATCCCCTTGGAGATTAGTTAGACCAGCACTGTACAGATACTTACGTGTGTCTCTGATATTTTGTGTTTGCTCTTCAAGTTCAGCAGGTGTACCAGTGAAGATATCCTTGAAGTCTGGAATTGCAACACCAGCTTTACCTAAGGTTCCTTCAGCGTAAGTAGGAAGAAGTGACTTATCAAACTTAAAGCTTCTTGTACCTATTCTCTTACCTGCTGCATCCCTCTCTTCTTTACCATACATCGTATCGTAATAGTTACCAAGATAGCTTGTTTGGAACTTATCTTGATATTCCGAGCCTTTGGTAAGGGACTCCTTTAAGTCTTGAACACTGCTGTAATAACCTTGATTAAAACGTTCTAAGGCAGTCGTCTTCTCTGGCTCCGTAGCTTCACGTCCTAAGAGTTCTTGATAGGCCGCAGAGACTCCTGTAGAGCGACGTCCGGGTAATAATTCCTTAGTATAAACATCTGTTAACTTATTAACATCTTCTTCTGGATTTATTTCGTATTTACCAGCATAATCACGTAGTTGCCTAGAAGCATCATCATACGTAATTAAACCTTGTCGCAACTGTGATTCTATACCTGAACGTAGACCACCAAAGCCTGCAATACCTGATGCTTTACGTGCATCTTCCTTAGCCTTAGCGTCTGCTATTTGTTGATCAGCTCGCGCTTGTGCCCGTGCT